ATATGGCGATACTTTGTCAGGATTAGGCACTCAGTTAGGCGGTATAGGCGCTACGAGATCAGCGTTAGCCAGAGGCATTGGTTCTGATATTTCTCAATACGGTGGACAAATAGGCAATTTAGGTGCTGCTCAATACGGATTGGGCGCTGACCAAAGAGGCGAATTAGCTGGATTTGGTGGTCTTGCTAGAGGTGTTAAAGATATAGGTCTTGGAAGACAATACGAACAAGCCGTGCAAGATAGAATGGCTCCAACAATGGCAACATCATATGTAGGTGGCTTGTTACCACAATTCCAAGGTGGTCGAACACAAGTAAATAAAACATACGGTATGCCAAGAGATCCTTTAGCTGCAGGTGTAGGTAGCTTCTTAAACGTATATGGATCAATGAATCCTAATACTCAAGGACCATATCAAAACCCTCAAGGGTATGGATATTCAGGTAATTAAAATGCAACCTTTACAAAGAAAAATGTTTGCAAATGGGGATGAAGTCTTAGAAAGAGTTAGTTCAAAAAGCCAAATAAATCCCAAAGAATATGTTTTTACCTTAGAAGAGAGAGATGGTCAGCCTGTTGCGGTAAAAACACAGGTTACTGGTTTAGGTTTACAAGAAGAAGAACCTGAAGTTTTTGAAATAGATTTAAAGTTATCTCCAACAGGTGATCCGCGTGAAGCATTTGCAAGACAACGAAGCAATCAAATGTTTTCTAATATTGGAACTGCTGGAACAGCTTTAAGTATAATCCCTTTAGCACAAAGTAGACTTGCAGGTGCTGGGATTACTGGATTAGGTAATTTAGGAATAAAATACGGTCCTAAAATCCCTAGTCTTATAAATAGAATATTAAATCCTGTTAAAACAACATTGAAAACCCCTGTTGATGAAGGTCTACGAGGTATGCCATCTCGTAATCCATATAAACTTTCAAGTTATGAATTTGGAGTAAACCCTACTGGAGCAGTAATTACTGGCGGTGGTGCATTATATGGAGGAACAAAAGCAGGTCAAATAGATTATGAAGATGTCAAAAGAGAAAAAGACATTGCAACAGAATTAGCTATTTTAGAAGCAACAAATAGAACAGAATATAAAGATACAGCTAAAAAAAGTATAGAACTGGCTAAAAAAGCTGCAATTGCAGCGGGTGATACTGAGCAAGTTAAGCTTTTACAACAAGAATTAGTAAAATATGAAGAAAAAGGACCGCAAAAGCCAGAGCCAGAGGTTGCTGGTAAAGATAGTGAAGCTACTATAGAAGAAATAGATCCAGAATCTTTAGCTAAAAAAAGAACATTAGCTGAATCAATAGAAAAATTTGGTAGTGAGACTCCAAAAGAACCAAGAGAAAGAAGAGAAACTCCATTCTTACAAAATAAAAATTTCTTAGATTTGATGAGAAATATTGGTATTCAGATGGTTGAAACAGGCGATATAGGTATGGGAATATCTCAAGGTTCTGCTGAAACACTCAAAGAACAAAGAGCCACTGATTTAAGATTTGAAGCAAAAGAATCTGAATTGGAAAAAATAGCTTATGAATATGGTTTAGATTTAAGCAACGCAGTAGATTTAGAAAAAGCAAAATCTATATATGCTGATAGCGAATTAGTGCAATTTGAAAATAAAGAAAATATTAAAATAAAACTTGATTTAATCAATAATCCAGAAAATTCAGAAAAATTAGCAACTAATATTACAGATTTAGAAACAGCAGATGTAATGAAAAAATATTTAAAAGATGCAAAAAGATTAATTGATGGTGGTGGTGTTTCAGGGCTTTCTCCTGTTATAAAAGAAGCAATAAATCAAGGTGTAAGATTTCTTGGTGGAGATGTGCCTCTTAACAATAGAGAGCAAGTAAAAGCATTGTTAGAGTTTGTTGCAAAAGCAGATGTAAAATTGTTGTTAAGTGAAAGCGGTAGAACAATCTCTAATATTGACAGACAAATTGCACAAGATTTAGTGGGGGATGTAAACATTTTTGCAAGTGACGAAAAATTGTTAGCCGCTTTAGAAAAAGCAATTGCAAAATATGAACAGGCATATACAAAACAAAATTCAATATATAATGAAACTATTAATAGATATGCAAGATTTGGCTTAGAGGCACCTCACAAATTAGGAGTTGATGTTAATATTACAAGAGGGAAACCAGTTGTCCGTATACAAATGAGTGACTATTCACAATGATTTATGAGGTTGAATTACCTGATGGTCGAGTTATTGAAGTTGAAGGCGAGCCAGGCAAAGAAAAAGAAGCTGCGTTTGCAGTAAAAAAATACCTTGCTCAAGAAGCAGGCGGTAAAGCATTAAACGAAACCGAATTTGATTATGAGACAGGCATACAAAATGCAAGTTTAAGAGCGCAACTTGATACCGCTGATAGCATTATAGAAAAAGAACGCCTCTTGCAAGGATTTGTTGGTTCTGATGGATTTATAAGAGATGCAAATGGAAGGTTAGCAGTTACTCCTGAAGGTCAAAAAAGATTAAACATTAGACCATCTGATAAAAATATTATTATTGATGAAGAAGGTTTTTCTATATACGATTTTGCTGATTTTGCTGGAACAGTTGGACCCATAGCAGGTGCTATTGCAGCAATATCTCCGCAAGGAAAGTTATTAAAAGCAATAAAACCATTTTTAAGAAATCAACGCCTAACTAATTCTGCCGCAGTAGCTATTGGTTCTGCTGGTGGTAAAGGCGTAGAAGAAGCTGGAGAACTGTTATTAGGAACACAAGAACAAGAAGCAAGTGAAATTGCTAAAGATTTAGCATACGAAGGCGTTATCGGTGGTGTATCACAAGGGGTATTTGAAGTAGCTGGGGCTGGTTTATACGCCATGTTAGGCAGAAAAGCAGCAACAAAAGATGTTGATATAGCTAGAGCGATAGCGTCAGGGGCAGATCCTAATGATATAGCAATGTTAAATAAGCGTTTAGGTAGAAACGCAACGTATGATGACATTAAACAAGCACAGATTGAAACTCCTAAACTAGTAAGAACTTTTACCGCAGCCGCAGTTTCCCAACGAGCTTTAGGCCGTTCAATACCTGGTAGAATACAAGCCGCTGCGGAAACTGTTTTTGGTCGAACAGAAAGAGATAAAAGATTAGTTCAATACGGAACTGAAAGACTACAAAGATTTTTAGAAAAACAAGGCGATACATCTTTATCTTTAGATGATTTTTCTCAAGCCATTCAAACAGGAAGATTAACTATAAATCAAGTTGACGAATTAGTTGAAGAGTTAGCTAAAAAATCAAAAATGTCACAAAGATCATTAGATGATTATATTGAAGGAGAAATTAAATTAATCAATGATGGTGCTTTAATGGGCGATCCAGACAGAGCTTTATTAAGTGATAATTTAAGATTAAGGATACAGGAAGCTTATGAAAGATCCTTTGGAAATTATAATGGAGTTGATGGTGAATTTGTTAAGAGAAGTCAAGTTATAGATAAGTTTTTAGAAGCAAATAATTTAGATGCTTGGAAAGGAACGGTAACTTTAAAAGTTGATGACATTATTAATGTTTTAAAGAAACTAGAAAAAACCAAGCCAGGCTTAGAACTATTGCAACAAGTAGAGGGAGTAGCAGGAGGTTCTATAGGAAAAGTAAGACAAATATTTGAAAAAGCAAAAACTGATGGTTTAACAATAGAAGGTTTAAATCAATTACGATCAACCATATTAACAATTCAAAGAACTGCACCCTCTAGCATGAAAGAAGTAGGTTACGCATTAAGAAGAGTAAATGAGCAAATTGATGATATTTTTGACAATTTAGCCAATGACACAATAACTGGAAATATGCTGGCACAGGGAGGAGCAAAAGATTTTAGAACATTAAAATCTGCCGCAAAACAAATTAGAGCATTTAATAAAGATTATCAAGAAGCTATAGAGCCTTTTAATAATGTAATCGTTACAAAAATAAGAAAAGAAGCTTCTGTTGATGGTTTTGACGTTGACCAAATTTATAATTTTGTTATAAAAAAAGACAGGCCAGAAAATTTACGCAAAATTTTAAATGCCATTACTGATGAGCCTGGTAGAGAAGCAGCTAAAAAAGAATTGCAAAAAAACTTTGTAAGAGAAGCAGTTATAAACAGCACTGATGATTTAGGTAGAATTAATCCTTCTGCCTTTGCAAAAGAATTTAAAAATAAATTAGGTTCAACCAAACAAGCTTTATTTGGAGATGATATTCCTCTAGAAAGAATTCTTAATGATTTTACTAAAATTAAAACCAACGTAAAAGCAGCAAAATTAGATGGTGTTATTGATGGTATTAAAGATAAAGGGTTACAAAAAAGTTTAGATGATTTAATTAGAAGTGAAAACGAATTAAACGCAGCAGAAACTAATAAGTTATTTAAAAGAATACAATCAAGTGAACCAGAAGAGATTGTCAGAACTTTATTTAGGAATGGGCAGGCATCAAACATTGAACGCATGAGAGGTATTGTTGATAAAGACACTTTTTCTAAAATACAACAAGACAGTATGCGAGAATTATTAAAAGCAGCTAAAGGTCCTGGCAAACGTGTTGATGAGGTTTTTCAACCAGATGCTTTAGAAAGAGCTTTGAATTCTAGAGGTGATGATACGTTAAAAGCAATGTTTGGCACTGAAGAAGTTAAAGCTTTAAGAAGTTTAGTAAATGATTTGCGTGTCATGACCACTGGAGAAAAAGGTGGTGCAGGTACTTTGATTGCAGGCGCAATAGCGGTCAATGCATTTAACATTGCTATGTTACCTACATTAGTTCAATTAGGTGTTATGGGAAGTGTAATGAGACAACCTTCAATAGTTAGAAGATTTGCAAAAGCCGATAAAGAAAGTATCAATATAGTAATGCAAGCATTTAAAGATGCGTTAAGGTTGACTCCATTTATTGCTTTTGGTGAGCAAGTAGTTGAAACATCAGGACAACTATCAGATGCAGTAAAAAATCAAGGCACTAGATTAATAGAAGAAAGTGGTATTGATTTAGAGCAAGTCAATCTAGGAGAAAAAGCAGAACGATTAAACAGAGAATTTCAAACATTAACAGCCCCTTTAAGAAATCAAACTTCTAGTTTAAACTTAAACATCCCTGACGTACAGCCAATTGCAAGTGTACCTACCCAAGCTCCTATCAGCAGAAGTTTATTAGGTGGTTCAATTGCGAATGAAGATATAGCTGCTAGAATGAATGTTAATCATCAAAGAAGTTAGGATCAATGGCTACAATTCTCTTCATAGGCCGTCCAGTGGCTTTAACCCGAACATCCTTTTCTTGAATCTCACCCGCATTCATTAAACGATTAATAATCTCTTTAACTTCAAACGATTTCATTGACCTAAATATCTCACGCCTATCAATATCTCTACGACTAATACCAATCTCACCTTGCGTTCTGATAAAACTAAGCACTTGTTTGATACGGCTTTCCATTTCAGAACCCGCCACTTTGTCTTCACAAGTCTCAACCATTATTTGATCGTAGTAATAAATATATTGAATCGCCCATTGAGTTATGTCGCCTGTAATTACTTTAGAGTATGGATCGTCAGCCATTTGACATATCAAAGCCAACCGCATTGCTTTTTCTCGCGTCCTTGAAAGCAATACTTCCAAGCCGTCTTTTTCTAATTTGTTTTGTTGTGCTACAAGTTCATGAGCTAGTGTGTTTAGTAATTCTTTTGAACTATCATCAAATTTTATAATTCGTTGTTTGAAATCTATCTCCGAGCTATCTCTAGCTAACTGCTCCATTTCGTTTTTGGTTTCTCGTACTTTACGCACCCACTCACATATCTTATGGCTTGGCTCAACAAATGGCACCATTCGTCCTACTGTTCTTGGTAACTTTGATTCTACAACGATAAAACGGTTTAAGAAGCCATCTACAATGCGACCTGTGGATAAAGCACCATAAAAGTTTCTAGGCACAGACATGCCGACAAGCGTTATACCTGGCTTTATAGTAGAGCGATCTAGAGCCTCTTGTTGCTGTTTTCCAGTCAACGTCATTAAAGAGTAGTTATCAGGTCTAATCGTACCGTGACAGCGACCCCACGCTTCCATAAGCACTTGCAAAGCGTCTTCCTTGTTAGAATTAGATGCTTTGGCAATACTTTCCAAGCGTTTACCAAATTCATCCATTACGGTTATGTGGGTTGGTTTATGTCTAAGTAGACTGTAGACCGCGCCAGACGAGGTATAACCATCACCCGCCATAATATCAGCATGGCCAGAACAATCTAGGATTGATTCAATGGTGGTTTTAACATTCTCTTTACCCTGACCTGACTTGGCTATGCACATAAAATACATAGATGAAAAGTTATTCATATCGGTACGATACATTCTGCCTAATGCCACTGAGCCTAATGCTAATGCACTCTGCATAGATAATGAGGGCTGCTGTATCTGAGCAATAGATTCTGAATACTCAAATATATCTTTGATAATACCTGGTGGCTTGAAGAGGCTATCAGGTTTTTTCACGCTGAATTTATTTTTTATAAATGCAGGGGCTTGTTGGTTTTTACGTTCATGAGTCTTTAGTATTGAATTAACGGTAGTAGATATTTCTGTTCTTGATAATGGTGGTTTGTTTTGTTGATTCCATGATTGCACAAAGAACTCGACCATTTCGATATTAACACCTTTAGCAATCAAATTACCCGCCAATCTAGCTGCATTGTCATTACGACTGCCTGCCATCACCCCTTCCATTGAGAAAGGAGTAGCTATTGGTTTACCGTTTAATTTTTCAGCGCCTGTTACTTGTACCCAGTTTTCTTTTGTAAAGTCAGGTAGGTCGCTAGTATCATGCCAATCCCAATCTAGAATAAATTTAGGTTCATAGATAGCACCTGTGGCATGAATATTGTACGGTGCAATAATTAAACCGCCTACCCCTCTTATATCAATAAGTTTGGCGGGATCGCTAATTTGTGTGCGCCTAGCTACATAAGTCGTATATTGCTCTGGATTATTGTAGTAATAGTGCATCCCTTTGCCAGTGATAACTTTACACGGTGTGTTGGGCAGATTTTCTTCAGCCCAAATACACGCTTCTGGCGTATCGGCATCAACAACAATAAATTTTCCGCAGATCAAAGCCACAACTAAATCATCACGGCCTTTAAACCATCGGGTAATATCTTCCGTAGTCGGTTGTCGCTCTTTGTATTGCTGCCAACTGCCTAAATGTTTAGGCGGTACTTTATTGTGTCTTAATAAAGGTACAGGTGAATAACCCTCTTCGGCATAGGCAAGAGCAAGCTCCAACGCAGAATTCTGCGAAGTGGCTTTTATATTTAACACTAAATTTTCTTGTCTTCAACAGATTCGTCTATAGGACCATAAATAGATTCAAAATCTAACTTGCCACCTGTTTTCTTAATAATAACTTTTGCTTGTTCAATTGAAGGTTGACGCATACCATAACGCCATGATTTTGCAGTCGCTGCTTTGCAACCAAATAATTCGGCTGCTGCTTCTGTACCGATAAATTCAATATATTTTTTAAGGGTATATTGTTCCACTTCTCGCTCCTTATATTCTGGTTCAAGACCAGATGCATGTAATGTGTTAAGCTTTTTTTTACCAAGCTCAACCTGTCTAAAATAAAAATTAATTTCCCACTGTTTGCGTTTTGCTTTGTTCATGCTACAATATGCCTTAGATCAATGAAAACCAAGTGTAACATATTTTTTTTGATTTAAAAGAACTTTTTATAAACATAGGAGAAAGTAGTGAACGATTCCATATTAAGTAGAATCAAAACTCCAAACGAACTTGTGCAGCAACAAGGTGCTAAATTGTTGATCTACGGTGCGTCTGGAGCAGGTAAGAC